CAAGCTGAAGTTGAAAGTACTGGCAAACCATCAACCTCATTATTCTGCATCACAAACAAGCCACTACCAGCATCCTTAGGTGTAGTCTTCAGTTTGGCTTTGAACTCAGGGGAGACAATAAATTTGATATCACCACTTACATTGTGTTCCTCCAACTCTCTAACCAAAGCAACCATATTACTATAAGTAGTGTCAGCCAAGACACTAGCATCATAGAATAAGCCAGCAGGTTGTTTGTTAGTTCCAGCTGCATCACCAAGAATGGTTGCTTCCAACTTATTACTGATAGCTCTTACAATATCAGCCCTGATAAGTGCTTCAGCCGAAACACTATCCTGAATCAGGAATTGTTTGGACACATCAATATAAGCTGTGATTCTCTTAGGCTCTAAGTTGACTTCGCTGAAAGTGCCAGCACCATCAGCAGCTGCTTCAATCTCACCAGCCCAACCTACATTACCACCACTATAGACAGGGATGGACACATTGCCCACAAGTCCAGTCATATAGTTGGCACCAGCTGCCACCATCACCAGATTAGCTCTAAGTGGTGCAAGGATGTTAAGCTTATCTTCAGCCACCACTTCCTGACCAGCAGTAGCAATAGTAGCCTAAATGTCATTTCTTGCCTCAATAGGCAATACTATCTGACCACTATAGGAAAGCCCAGCCTTACGCATTTCTGCCATACCTTCATTCACCACTTCCTGACTTCTCTCATCCAGTGGTCTGTTGTTGGCTACATCATTGATAGCCTTCAAGAGTGAAAAGTTTTCCATAGTTCTAACTTCTTTCTTTTCTTTGTTAAGTTTATTACTAAGTTCTCTAATCTCGTTTTCTACTTCAGCTATCTGATTCTTCAGGTTGTCATACTGGCTCTTCTCATCCTCAGTAAGCTTCCTTGCTTCCTTCTCAGCCCCACTAATCAGGGCTTCAGCCTGAATCTTCAGCTGATTCTTTTTGTCAGTCAATTCTACACTATTCATTTTTCCTCATTATATTGATATACTTCATAACTAGCCCCACAGTTACTGCAAGTGAAGAAGCCTACAACTACATCTTCCTCTTCAGGAATATCAAGCCCTGACAAGTCACTCAGCATTTCATCAGAACCCCAAATAACATCAGCACCACAATAAAAACATTTAGGCTTCATACAAGTTCCTTTCTAAGTTCAGCAAAGTATTCATCCAACTCTTTCTTCTCAGCAGCTTTGGCTTCATCCATACCCCTAGTATCTGCCTTTACTGAAGTGGCATCATAAGCAGCCTTGTAGACAGGTGACACATCAAACAATTCCTGAATGCCATTGATGGTTCTAAGGTATGTTCCATCACTTCTTTTAGTCCACTTATCATCAGCAACCCTGAAGGCAAAACTGGATGTGCTGATATCACCCCTTCTCAGACCTTCCAACAACTCATCACCCAGAGCTGTATTTGGGGCTTCAAAGGAAAACCTAAGTCCTACATCATCCACTTCAAGTGTCAGGCTTCCCTTGCCTTTGTTGCTTCTAGCCAGCACACCTTTATCCTCATTGTGGTTCAACAGGCAAAGAACATCTGATCTTTCAAGCACTCCATCTAAGGCTTTGGCATCAATCACTTCCACAAAGCCACCCAGATTCTTAGATTCACTATTGAACACTACTGCATAGCCTTCAACCTTTCTAGAATCAGGCAATGTGGTAATGTTGTCTTCTATCATTCTTCTTTCTTTCATACCTTTATAATTACCATAAGTTAGTACCAGATTTAGTAAAAGTGCCATTCTCATTAACGTGTAACTCCAAATTACCAGCTTTGGCATTCAGGGAAATATAGTTGGCTTTCACACAAGTTGGATAGAATAAGAACTTAGTTCCACTTGCATAGTTTACCCTGATGCAGAAGTTGATTGGATTACCTTCAAGCATAGCACTATGAACAATCCTGAAATCATCCACATTGGCAAAGGCTTTGTCACTCTCAGCCAAATTAATTTCCAATATAATTGGTGTTATCAAATCCTGAACTTGTGCCTTAGTGTAGTAGTTGGACATTGAATAATAGACTGTATCAGTTATCTCAGACAATGTGTCTGATTCCCCATCTACAAGAAGGATATCAGTATATTCATTTGAACATATATTCTCCACACCATCCACAAAGTCCTGATTAGTCAGATAAAAATATCTTTCCACCTTCAGCCTTCCAAGCCCAATAGGACTGATGGAGTTTCCTTGATGGATATTCATTATACTCTATATAGATCCATCACCCCACATCTTACAATTGGTGCAGTTATGCCCATCAAAGGAAACCACATAAGCATTCATCCCATTAGGCACATAGTAGATGAACTTAAATGGCTTGCCTTTATAAGCTGAAGGGATTTCAGTATGTATGTAGAAATCTGATTTGTAATTAATCTTAATCATATACCTTCTACAAATTATTGTTTAACAACATCATTGGTTATGTTGTTGTTTGATGGTACATTCATACTGGCATTATTCACTTCCATAAGGTTTACCTGAACAAAATGTGAATCACCACCCTCGATGGCTGGTAAATCAATCTCCTTCCTGATTTCATTGCAACTTACTACACCAATATTAAATAGGGTGTTGTAGTAGTTAGCCAATGATTGTTTGTCAGCCCTGAGTAGTCTGGAAGTGTCAAACCTTACATCAATGCTTTCCTTCTCTGATGGCTTATAAAGTTTCCTTTCAATCTCCAACTCTATCTTTTCCAGAAGAGGGGAAAGTGTATCAGTAAGGAAGGATAAGTTGGTGGCTTCAACAGTGCTATAGCTGGACTTACTTAGATCAAAAGCCTTTACTGGTGATACCCCAAAGAACCTACAGACATCAATCACATTAAACTGCCTAGTCTCCAAAAGCTATGAATCAGTAGGATTGACTGTGATTGGCTTAAAGTCCATATTGCCTTCAAGAACTGCCACACCATTAGGCTACCCGGTTGATGGGCTGAAAGCTGTCTGCCAACTAGACTTCAAATCACTCTTTTGTTTTGAAGTAAGGGTACTTTGGACTGTGAGAATACCAGCTAAGTTAGCACCACCTTTGAAGAATCCTGATGCGTGTGCTTCACTATCAGCTGATAGCCCCAAGGTGTTTTTTGCGTGTGCAAGGGTACTTATACCAGTAATACCATCATAGCTGAAGTTCAGGATATGAATCATATTACAAGCTTCAATCACATTTGATAAGCCAGTAACACTATAGGCTACATTATCCTGAAGTGTCTTTGGCTGAATAATGGTTACAAGGTCTGATGGGATATAATGTAAGGCTATGGCATTACCTTCAACATCCCTTTCTATATAGGCATAGGCATTACCTTTCAATAAGGTAGATACAATCATTGTCTTAATGAAGGTGAATCTGGTCATCCTAGAATTTGGTTCACTATTCAGCAACCTATAACTAGGATGGGAAGTGAACTTAATCTTATAACCATTTGCATCCACCTTGTATGGCTCTAATGGAAGCTGGGCTACTGAATCAGATATCACTTCCACACACCTATACACAGTAGAAAGAAGAAGTGCTTTATTAGTGGAATATGCACCAGCACCATTGTACATCAGGTAGTCAAATGTACTACTTCTTTCCTCAATTTCCTTTTTTCTCTTTTTATTAAACCAACTCATATTGTTTTTTGTCGTTTTTTATTTATATTTGCAAAAATAAAAATGGAGTATTATGAAACGTACATTATTTACATTAGTTTTACTACTTTGTACTTTGATGGCTTCAGCTCAAATACAAAGAAAAATTCTTGGTTTCACATTGGGCATTACATCAAAGACTATAGTTTATAATTATCTAAAATCTAATCGTATTAAATTTTCTACAAATGAAGAGGGTGAATATGTAGCTAGCAAAATAAAGTTTGCGGGGCAAATATGGGATAGTGTATTTTTTACCTTTTACAATGGTAAGCTTTATAATCTTGATTTTTGCATTAATGAAGATAGTACACCAATACAGACAATGGACTTAATATATGAGAACCTAGACAAATCATTAAGTCGCAAATATGCCAACTATTATAATTTTAATGAATCTACAAATGAAAATAAAGTGTATAGTGATAATGTCACTAATATAACTTTCACATACGGGTACTTACTGGGTTCAAAATCTTTAAGCATAATGTACACATATTTACCTCTTTTTAATCGCAAACTATCATCTGATGCTGATGAGTTATAATCAAATAGTTATTATTTCATTAGTATAATGTGGAATAGTTAAATACATTCCCAATGCCTGAATCATACTGATAGCTCCATCAATCTTCTTTTCCCTGATGGATTTATTGGGCTTCACATTGCCATTGTGGTCTGACTTCAGGGATACATTCCTGAAGCACCATCTGGTTATCTCATTGTTGTCTATTATAGCTCTTCCTGACAATATCAGCCTTTCCATCTCCCTAGTTGGCTTATTGAAGTTGCCTAGGTTCTGAGGGTATTGTTCCAAAGGTAATCCCTTCTCAGTAGCATCTATTGCCCATTGGGTACTATTGTAGGGGTCATAGCCTATCTTCTGAATGGTGAACAGCTCACTATTCTTCATCATATCATTGGTGATATAGTCATAGTCAGTCACATTGCCATCAGTAATCTTCAATAGCCCTTGTTGCTTCCAATACTTGTATAATTCCCTATCTGCCTTCTCCCTTAATGCTGATTCAGGCAAATAATAATCAGTCTTAAAGTAGTACATACCATCATTCACTATCAGGTAGGATACTGCTGTTAAGTCTGAAGTAGCCGCCAAATCAACACCTATATAGCAAGGATAATCCTTAAACTGATTCCAATCCACATTCTGACTAGCCTTTACTATATAGTTCTCAGGTAGCCATACTTCAGCACTATCACACCAAAGGTTCAGGGTTTTGGTTTTCACACCTACTTCCTCTGATGGGTTATTGATAGCTGACAGAACTTGTTCCCTGATATACTTCCTAGTAACAGTCACATCCAAATTAGGGGAACATTTAGCCCATACTTTCTCATCAGTCCAATCATCATCCTCATCTAGGCTATAGATGGCAATGAACATACTATCATCTTCCTTCAGCCCATTCAGCACTTCTATAGCAGTACTTCTTAGCTTATAGCAAGGCAAGGTTTTGTCAAAGCCAGCTGTGGTGATGGTACATAGATGTGGGTTCTGTCTCATACCCATAGATGATTTGATCACATCCCTTACTTTGGAATTCTTAGCTGAATGGTATTCGTCAATCAGTCCAAAGGAAGCATTGAAGCCATCCAACTTACTATCATCAGCGGCAAACACCTTCAGCTTACTATTGTTGACATCCATCAGGATACTATCCCTATAGGCTTTCAGGTACTTCTTATTTGGGTCTAGCTATTTAGTGAATGCACTACAAAAGCTGAATGCAATCTTAGCCTGATCTTTACTATTAGCCGCCAAATCAACTTCAGCACCATCTTCACCATCAGCTATCAGGAAGTAGATACATAAGGCAGCAGCCAAAGCTGTCTTTCCTTGCTTTCTACTGATTTCTATATAGCTACTACTGAACCTTCTATTGTCAGTTCCTTTCCAATACCAACCAACTATATTGGCAACAATAAATGCCTGCCAGTCTTCAAGAACAAAGTTATTGCCTGATGACTTGCCAGTAAAGTGTTTCAGGGTAGATATAAAGCTGATAGCCTTATCCACCACATCTTCCCTGAACTCAAAATCAGCTTTCTTCAGGTCATCCTGAAACCTAGTAACTGCAAGCCTGATATTCTGACCAACAACCACCTTCCCTTTGCTTACATCATCTATATATCTATAATATGGCTTCATCTTTGTATTGTTTTAAATACTCACTACACTTAAACCCTCTCCTGGGCTCATAATCAGTAAACCTAGGACATCTTTTGTAGACAAACACATTATTAGCCCACCTTGTCAGATCCTTCTGATAGGGTGTCTTCTCTTGTGGGTTATCATAGTCTTTGTACACCATCACATAAGGAAGTATATTATACTTCTACAAGGTGTATATCCTATGTAAGTCTTCCTATATAGTGCTGTTGAACCCAACAAGTACATAACATCTGAGCTTATGGGGCTTAATATGTTTAACTAGTTCAGCTATCCTAGGCTCCAGATTATCCTTAGGGTTATCCCAAGCTATGAAGACTGACTTTTGAATCTTCACCTTATTTAAGGCTTCAGCCTGCTCACTTGTCATCAGCCTTATATCAACACCCCTGAAGTTGATGGGCTGATTCTATAGCTTCAGCCATTCAAGATGCTCTTTCCAGTCAGGGGAAGCAAAGAAGTTGTTATCCAGCACATCTATATACTTCCCATTGGAATTCAGCTCTACTGGTGCTACTGAATAGATGTAGCCTTCCTTCCTATTGACTAGGCAGAACTTGCATCTTCTTACACATCCCCTAGATAGGAAGACTAGGCTAAAGTTGCAATCAGGATATAAGCTATAATCCAATTGGCTGAAGTTCTCAATATCCTCAGGAAGCTTTTTCATCACATCATAGCCAGTACCACCTTTAATCAGTTCAGCGAAAGACAACTCATTATAGTTGTAGTCAGGGGTGAAAGTAAACACCTTGCTTGCATAAACCTTATCATAATGGTGGCTTTTATCTACCCACTCAACATCATCACCTTTGCTTTTATAATATCCACTTACTTTCATCAATGCAAAGTTGGGATATCCCTTATAACCATCCACATCAATTAACCCTATTCGCATATCTTCACTATATGTTCACATAGAGCCTTAGGATAGGTACTTCTTAATGCCTTATCCTTCACTCCCTGAAGTCCTGACTTACTGCCCCTAGGTGCTGACTGATGGCACTTGTCACCATTCTTACAAGGTGGAAGGAAATCAGGATGGGGGTGATTGGTGAATATGTGTGTTCTTTTCTAGTATGGAAAACCATACTTACAATAGGTAATCATATACTTAGGAATCCCCTTCATATAGTCCATACTACATAGCCCTCCAACCGGGTTCTCAATAAAGAAGTACTTAGGCTTCAATGCCCTGATTAAGTCTAATGAGTGCTTATTTACCTTATCACAATACTTCGCATACTCTGATATAGGGTCTAGGTTGCCAGTAAGGGGGTTCTTATTCCTATGTCTATATATTGCTGCTAGGGAGAAGGTAGTACAATCAAAGGCAGCCCATATCACATCAGGCTTGCCAAACTTCTCTAATATAAGTTCAGGGGTTACTTCCATTATATCCTTATGAAGGGACGATGGAAAAGATTCATCCCAATCAATGGTAAAGCATTCGTGCCCCTCAGACCTGAAGGCATTGCTTATACACTCAGTTCCTGAAAACAATTCCAATACTTTCATACATCATTCCTTTATAAATGAAAAGATGTGGGCTATCACATCTACAGTCCACCCATCACCTAATACATCAGCAGCCTCTTTCTCAGTAAGCATATTGCAATATCCCTCAGGCATAGTCTGAAGTCTTTCCCTCTCAGCCTTATTAAAGTATCTTACCCCATCAAAGATATGGCTATCGCATACAATGTCATCAGCCTTCATCCCTTTATAGTGAGCTTCATAATAAGCTAGACATTCCTCATAGTGCTTCCTATCCCTGAAGATTAATGTGGTGAAGGAATACCTATGGAATCTATGGAACATCTTTATAGGTGATGCCAAAGGTCTTGAATCACTAACCAGAAGGCATCTACTTTTAAGCAATGGACAATAGCCATCATCAAGGATATCCTGAAGGTGTATGTGTTTGTCTTCAGGTATGGTGACACCAGCAATGTTAGTCCAATATAGCCTAGGTCTAGCCTATGCTGATACTAGATTGCTGTTGATGGCAATAGGCTTCACACCTAATAAGGAAGATATCTTATCCTGATTTTCCTTGCTCATCTTCACATTCTCCAGTAGGAAGTACTTTGGCTTCAGTTCCTGAAGAAGTCTTAGATAGTGATAAAACAAACTACTCTTATCACCATCCAAGCCTTCCTTCCTCAGATTTGCCATACTGAAATCCTAGCAGGGGCTACCACCAATAAGCATATCAATCTTTGGCAAATCAGAAGCCTTTACCTTAGTCACATCACCTATCTGAATCGTGTCTGGGTAATGGCTTTGTGTTACCCTGATGGCTATGGGCTTAATCTCGCTGGCATAATAATTATCAACCTTTATCCCTGCCTTCTCTAATGCCACCCTGCCACAACTGATGCCATCAAACAAGCTTAACACATTCATTGCTTATTGTTCTTTATAAAGGTTTCTAGTGGTGTCTCTTCCTCTGATACAGCTTCCAACTTAGGCAACTTACTTCTGGATTTGGCAGTAAGCCCAAACTCAGCCATTACTTTCAAAGCCTAAGTTTGTGCATCCCTAGCTATCTTAACAGCAGGGTGTTCAGCTATGTTCCCTCTGTCACTAGTCATCGTCAATCCTTCATCCTCTACTATCTTAGATGCTTTGATGAATGTGCTGTAGTTATGGGCTAGCATTTGTAATGCCGCATCATCAACATTCTCAATTATCCCATTATCTTCCAACATCTGAAGAACATCAGTCATATATGACCTTGCTTCAGGTTCTAGGTTTTGTGGTATCTGAAATCTAATCATACTTCAATTTTTTCTTTTTTAAGATTCCATTTTTTTGTTAAACAAAAAAAAAGGATTCAATATCAGATTTAATTAAATTGTTAATATAATTAAATTTATTATATCTCTATAAATAAATTAGTTATACTATTGCATAATTCAAATATTTTTGCTAAATTTGTAATATAAATCTAAAGAGCTATGGTTTATCCAAAATCCAAAATCATAGGATTCAGACCAACAGCCAGACAGTTGTTTGAGTTAGAGAATATATGTCAGGAACTGAAGATTAAGAAATCAGTATTGATCAGGTTTCTGATTGAGGAATTTATTAACAAATTTGAAAAATCTAAAGGCTATGAATAATTGGGATAAGTTCAAAAGGATGTAGGTTAATCTGGAGAAGGGGCTACTGAATGAAGCTGTAGTATCCCTTACTATGAAGCACTATGGAAAACTACACAAGGAACTTGTGGTAAAAGATTGTGACCAGGATATATTTCACGACACATTTATTAAGCTCACTTATAAATACAACCCTGACAAGGATTTCAAAGAGCAATTCAGATGGTTGTTCAGGCAGTTGAAGGGGGCATACTTCAGGGATGATAGAGGAATAAAGATGTATAGGCTTGATGATAGCAGGCTGAACATCCCTAGCTTTATTCCTGATGAGGAAGTAATTATTTCAAAGGACAATTCATTAGTTGACAAACTGAAGGCTATCCTGAGTAAATAATATATTCCCCTATAGTGTAACGATAGCACAGGAAGTTCTAACCTTTCAGGTCTGGGTTTGAATCCTAGTGGGGGTACTAATAGATAACTCTTAAATAGTTAATATGATGGAAGAAAAACTAAGAAGTAGATGTGCTGATCTTATGCATCAGCTAGAAGAAGCCTTCATTGAGCTGAATGAGTTCAGGGATAGGCAATGGGTGATGGATTTATGTGATAGGTTGAATCAGTTAAGTATTAAATACTGATGCCATACCTGAAGAAGCCAAAGAGGAAGCCAGCCAGAAGGATATCTTATGAGGATAGGCAACAAGTTTACCAATCCCTAAGGTGGAAGCAACTGAGGGAAGCAAAGCTGATGAGCCAGCCACTATGTGAAGTATGCCTAGCTGAAGGAAGAGTAACCCCAGCTGAAGATGTACACCACATTGATAGCTTCCTGAACTATAGTGGTACACTCAGGTTATAGAAGGCTTATGACTATGCCAACCTGATGTCAGTATGCAAAGAGTGTCACGGATTAATTCATAGTAACCATATAACAATAAATGCAAATGGACAAGTTTTAGATGAATGAGCAAGAGGGAAGGCAACTACTTAGTACCTTCCTTCATAACTACACTAAGTAGATTAGTTATACTGAAGATAGGTATAACCCGGTAGACGTGTTTTTCACTTTCCAAGACAACAAGAAGGCTGTTGGTGAAATCAAAGTCAGGGCTAAGAAATATCAGGGCTTCTATAGCCACCTGATTGAACTGAGGAAGCTGATGGCATTAGAGGAAGCTTGCAAACAGAATCATCTGGATTGGGGCTTCTACTTCAACTTCTTTGGCAATGATGCCTTGTACATCTACAACATCAGGGATATCAGGAAGTATGGCTACAATATATCAGGGTACTATAACCAGACTACAGCTGAACCATCAGAACAAGTGGTAAAGCAGATGATTGAAATACCTTCTAGATATGCACATAAGTTCAGCTATGTTGATGGTATATGGTAGAAGGTGAAATGAAGATTACATTTTTTAGGTGAAAATAGACTTTTCTATATGTGTTGACTTGTAAAAAAATGTAACCAATAAAAAAGGCTAGGATTAAACCTAGCCCTGAGTAATAGATTTCATTTACTCTGTAAACTTCGCTTGTGGTGGCAAAGGTAGCAATTTTCTTCTGTTATATAATTAGCCCTACCTAATATTTAATGGTGGGGTTACCATTCCATTCCGATTTTTTCCATTAATGCTATTCTTTCATCTGTTAAGTATGTCTTTCTTCCTTTCTTCTTAGCAGCCCTTAGATTTTTCAACCAAGTTCCCAAATCAACATTTTTATAAACAGTATTTCTTGGCATTTTTAGTGTACCATATTCTTTATAGTAATCACAAGCCAATAAATAGTGCATATTCCAAGAATAATCAAGTGCATTCCATACCATTCCTATAGATTCAAGCAGTTTCTTTTTTTCATCAGTCAGGTTTTTTGAACATCGTAAACTATTAATCCATTTCCCCAGTTTCATACCTTTATACTCTAAATCCTGAGGAACTAGAAGGTTTTTATTTTCTTCATAATATGATTTGGCAATGCTGAAATTCGCCATCCATTGATTTTCAGCAACAATCCAAACCATACCTATGGAATTAAGCCTCTCAATCTTTGGCTTAACATCACATAATCTTTTATCCTTTTTTAATTTCCTCTGAACCTGAATCCAAGCCCCCAACTTGAATCCATCAGATGTTGAATAATCAGTAGGAACTAACAAATGTCTATTTTTGTTATAGTATTCTTTGGCATATATAAACCCTTTTTCCCAAGCAGCTTCCTTTGCATTCCATACCATACCTATTTTATCTAATTTGACAATCCTTTCAGAATTGTTGATATAGTATTCATTCCTATGAATTCTTTGCCCATTTATCCATTTTCCCAACTTAAACCCTTTGTATTCTAAATCTTGAGGAACCAAAAGATGATGAAAATCTTCATAGTACATTTTTGCATAAGAATAGCCTTTCTCCCAAGATAATGCGTGGGGATCCCATACCATTCCAATAGAATCTAACAAAGTGATTTGTTCAAGGCTTAATGGCTTAGTATTACCTTTCTTTTTTTGTCTTTGATTCTTTACCCAACTACCCAAATCTAAACCAGATAAAGTAACAAATCCTTTAGGTACTAATAGATTTCCATTTTCATCATAGTATTTTTTTGCTTCTAAGAAGGCTTTGTACCAAGGTGATGTTGCTTGCAGTTTATAGCCTTTTACCACTTCAAAACTATCCATCTTGATGTCAATGGTTGGATGAACTTGCAGGCACTCATCAAATACTTTTATAAGTGTTTTTTGAAATGTTTCTATTGTGCTATCTTCTAATAAATAGCATATAGAATGTGAAGTTTTAGGTAGAAGATTCTCCCTAATTCTTATTAAAGTGATGCCATTCTGCTTACATTGCAAATCTTTGAAATTATCCTTTTCTTGTTTGTCTTTATGCCAATAATACCCATCATATTCAAAAGCCATTTTTAGTTCTGGAATATAAATATCTAGTTCAAAACCTAGTTCTTTATACCTGTTAATTGCAGAAGGGTATTCTTTAACTATATAATAATAGATTATTTGCTCCCAGAAAGATGTTTGTGTGTTAGCATCGCCTTTCCACACCATACCTATAGCTTCTAATTTCTCTATTTGCTCATTGGTAAGTATAGTGTCTTGTCTTCCATTATATGCTTGTCTTTGAACACTTATCCATCTACCCAAAGATAATCCATCAATTTCAAAATCATTAGGAACATCCAAATTGCCAATTTCTTTATAATATTTTTTGGCATACTTATAGTAGGTATTCCATTTGTCTTTTTGTGGATTCCAGCGAACACCTAACTTATTTAACTTATCTATTCTATCTTGTGAAAGTTTGCCTTTTTTGTATAATTGTGTTTGATCGTGAATCCAACTTCCTAAAGGTAACCCTTCAAACTCATATCCTTGAGGAATAAAGATGTTACCATAGGTGGCAAAGTAACTACTAGCACAATTGTACATCTTATTCCACAAATCATCAAAATAGTCATAGTCCCATTCTATTCCTATAGATTCTAATTTGGATATTTGGTATTTACTTAGTTTTCTTCTGTTCTTTCCATTATATCCACCTTTAAGATTAGTTAGCCAAGTGCCAACATCTATACCATCAATTACATAGTATCTAGGCATTCTAAGGTTGCCATTTTCCTTGTAATAAGATTCTGCTAATGCAAAAATCTTATCCCATTGTTCTTTTAATGCCTTTTGCTTAACAATCCTTCCATCCCATACAAATCCTATTCTTTCAAGTTTTTCTATTCTATCCTTCCTCATTTTGCCTATGGAATAGACATTTCTTTGTCTTCTTACCCATCTACCAATAGCAAGACCATTCATACAAAAAGACGCACTATAAGAAATATTCACTGTGCCATAGTCTTTATAGATTTGGCAAAGTGTTTGATAATATGTATCCCAAGGGGTTCTTTTTGTCTTTGGCATTTGGACTTAAATACAATGACTATTGTCAATAGTCATATTAGTAAGATTTAGATTGTTACAAAAAATGGTGAACCTTTCCTGAGTTTAGGGGCATAAGTTTGCCTTAGTGATTCAACATTAAAGTAGGGCTTCACCCCTGCTTCTTTTGTAATCACATATAGCAGATGTTCTTTGCAAGGTTTTAAGTTGTTTCTTGTCTTATTCTTATCGATCTACGATGTATTGACCTATTTCGCCTGATATAATTATCCTAGAATCTTCTTTGGATAATGTTACATTATGCGGATTGGATTGTAGAAAGGATTCCATTGAATTTATTGGTGGGTAGATGTATTTATTTATAAATATTCCCATCTCTTCACCTGCTCTCTCTCTTAGTATATTCCACGCATCTTCACCTATAAAGTACTTTCCTCCACATTCCACATATCGATTTTTTAGTTTTGTAAGCAAAGTGGATTCGTTATTGTCAAATACTACTAATATAGGTGTTAATCCTGCTTTTTGTGCTTCGTAAGGAAAACTCATTTCTTCGCTAAATCTTCCTTGACCACTGGCTGCAATGGTTACACGCATCTTTAACTCATAAACTTCTTTTGTTTCTGATATATAGCAGTCAATTTGTCTTCCATTTGATGTGGGATTACCACTATCATCTATACGCTTTACAGGAGAATTTTTAGCTGAAACCGATTCTCCTCCTAAACAACTTGCTAGAATTGGTTCAAATACATAGCCAGTTTCCTGAGCACTTCTATTGTCTATGTCAAAAATCCATTTTCTCCATTCTAGCCAATCAGCTAATAATTGGTTTTCACAATTACCATATTCAAGTAAACTTCTAGGCACAATTTGTTCTGCATTCGGGAATGATTGTGTTTTTAGGATATAGTAGTACTTGACCCTTCTTCTATATAAATCACACAAATTTTTGAGATATAGGAATGAAATATTGCTTATATCGGTCACACCAGATTGTTCCATAAATGCAAAACAATCATCAATAGAGATTTGGGGTAGGCTATCAATGTCCTTGTGTGATATGTAATAAAATCCCTTATTAGCTATCTTTTTAAAAACCTCATCACCACATTGAGGTAAAGGTAATTCTAAGTCCTTTGTAGTAATGAATAATAAGACTAAAATCTCCTGTGGGGTTATAGTTATTGTTGCATCTCCAGAACCGTGTTCTGAAAACAACTTATAAAATTCTTTTTGTTGCCGATTCATAATGTAAATAAGTTTATTGTATAATCGTTCAATCTACTACAAGTAGCTGCCAATGCTGGACTTTTTGCACTAGACTTTGTTACATCATAATACAACAATCCACAAGGGATTGATTTTGATGGTCTATGGTCACAAACAAATATCTGATTAGCCATTATATTTGCAAAGAATGGTGGAATGGCATTACCTATTTGCTGCTCTTGTTGGGCATCAGTTCCCATAAAAACAAAATCATCAGGAAATGTTTGTATTCTTGCACATTCTCTTATGGTTAGCATCCTGTTCTCTCTCGGATGCACAAATTCGCCTGTGCAGGAACCAGTTATGGTTAAGCAGGGTTCTGAATATACTAGTCTTTTCAATCCACTAGGAGCACCACCTCTTTTCTCAGAAGGTGTTCCATCACAAACTCTTCTTGCTGCCCTTTTGGCATAAGAATCGTGTTGTAACTCCTTAGGTAGGTCTTTCATAGTCCCCCCTTCTCTTAGGGCTTCTATTCGTTGTTTCTTTATTCCGTCCTCAAATATTCGGATATGGTTAATATTAGGGATGTCTTTTCCCTCTAAATCGCCAATGGCATCAAATAGATTATTCTTACCATCTTTATATCTATATCCAGATGCTCTTACTTGTGCTTTGGGAAATTGAAAATCTTTTCCTTCACGATTACCTATAATAATGACCCTTTTCCTTCTTTGCGGAATACCATATTCGTGCATATAAACTTTCTTTATGCAGACAGTATATCCTAGGTTGATCATTTTATCAACTGCTGCCACAATATAATCCCCCTTTGCTGTTGTTAGCATACCCTCAACATTTTCCATCATAAACCATCTAGGATAGAATATTTCTAATGCTTTGGCATAATTTAACAACAACTTGTTTCTGGGGTCATTTTCTCCCCTTTTCCCTAAAGTAGTAAATCCTTGACAGGGTGGACCACCAATGATTAGATCTAGTTCACCTTTTTGAAGGTTTAAAGATTGTCTTATTTCATCAAAATTACAATTTGCTAAATCAGTAATGTGGGCTTTGTGCCCCTCAAAATTATGATTATATGTTGCTACCGCTTCTTCCCATATATCATAAGCCTCAAGAATGTTTATTCCATACTTGGAAAAACCTAGTGAGCATCCACCTGCTCCAGCAAAAAGACTTAATGCCTTATATGCTTCTGCTTCATCATTATGTAGAAATTGATAGTCTATCATTTATTTGCCACACTTTTTAATTAGTAAAGGTACAAACTTTTTTTCTGACTAAAGAAGATTTAACTTGTTATAACTAAATAAACGTAATAATAAAGTGAAAAATTGCTTTGTTTTTAATAAAATATGGGTTACAAATTACAAAATTATACCATTTATTCTTCCCCTCTCCTTGGCTTCAGAACAACACCATAGCATTATGAACACATATATGCAACAAAGAGAGTTCAGGCAAAAATGCCACGCAAGGGAGTAGCAATAGAGTAGCAACAGATGGCAAAAGGGATAGCCCTAGGAAAGTCAG